ATGGAAGGGATGTCGCAACAGGTTGGCGGCGTGGCCGCCGAGCGCCTGGCCGCCCGCGTCGAGCGCGAAGGCCCGGTCTTGAAACTGGAGACCGGCGGCATCGGCGTGTTCTGCCCGGAACTGGCCGGCCGGGTCGACAAGGAAAACTCGGAACAGTTGTTCGTCGTGGAATCGCTGGCCGACCTGTTCCGCCGCCATGAGCGCGTGCGCTGGTCGGAAGTGCGAAGCCTCATCGCCACCCGCAGCGCCGAACTGACCGGCGCGGACACCCTGCGCGCCCTGCAGGGCCGGATGCGCGCCACCCTCGATGCGGTCTGCGGCATCGAGGGCGATGCAATGCCCGCCGTGTGGAATGTCATGTCCTTCCCGCTGATCCCGCTGGTGATCGACGGGCTCACCGAGCGCGAGCAGGCCGCGGTGCAGTGCGCGTTGCGGCTGCGTTTCACCACGCAGGTGGAGCAGGTCATCCATACCCGCCATCTGCTGCGCAACTTTCTCATCGGCCGTGGCGAGTCCAGCGCGATCCGGGCCGAACTCAAGCGCCGGCTGCGCGACGGCCATGCGCATCTTGATTATGCGCAGCCGCTGCTGGGCCTGCGCGACCGGATCGGCCTGGATAAAGTCATCTATCTGGTGACGGTGCAGTTGATCGCCATTTCCGGCGTGCCGGGCATGATGGCCGCGTGCCTGTTGCTGGCCCTGCAGATGCACCCGGCGTGGCGGGAGAAAATCGAGGCGGAGTTCAGGCCGCTCACCGATGCGGAGATCCACGCGCTGCCGATGGCGCGCATCCCGTGCACGATGCGCTTCCTCAAGGAAGTCATGCGGCTGTATTCAACGCCGTTCAACAATCGCCGCGTGGCCGTCTGCGACCTGGAGGTCAACGGGCATGCGATTCCCGAAGGCAGCGTCTACGAACTGAGCTCCTACATCCAGCACCGCTCGGCAGCGCACTGGGACCATCCGCAAGTGTTCGATCCGGACCGCTGGTTGCCGGAGCGACGCCGCCGCACCGCCGGCATCTACGTGCCCTACGGGTTCCCCTCGCGCTCGTGCGTGGGCTCGGCGGTGGGCAACGCGCAGTTGATCCTGCTGTGCGCGCTGCTGGCGCGCGAGTACCGCTTCACGCCCTCGGCCAGCTACCGGCCGGAGGTGCGGATGGACGGCTTTGCGATCCCCGCAGCATTGCATGGAACGTTCTGCAGGCAATAAAAAAGCCGGAAGCCCTGTCACCAGGAACTTCCGGCTTCTTTCCGGTCCCGAAGGACCGGTCGTATGGTGGAGGTGGGCTTTACCTGACTCGTCCCGCCGAGCCTTATGCGGCAAGGGGTGGCGCGCCGGAGTCCGTGTCCGTACCCCCATCCGTACCCCCAGTTTCGCCGGCATGGTCCCGCTCCGAAACGCGCTCCGAAATCCAAGCCTCAACCTCGGATTCCACCCAACGAATCGAGCTCCCCAAGGTGACCGGTTTCGGGAAGGATCCGGCCGAAATGCGCGAATAGAGGGTCGATTTGGACAGGCCGACCCGGTCCTGCACCTCGCTTCTCCGGAGGAGGCGGCGGGGGGAAGCGGCTGCACGTTGCTGGTTGTCTTGTCTCCTTCGCCGCGTTGCGCGGCTGATTCGTTGCAGGGGTACGGGAGCGTCGGCCGGCGAGCCGAGCGGCGTTCATTACCTTCAGCGCCTCGGCCATATCGCCGGCGGCAAGGTCGTGCAGTGCCAGGCCGCGCGCCTGCCATGCGCGGACAGTGGCGGGGCCTGCCGACTGCAGGTCCACCCCGCTCATGCTGGCCAGTTCGTGCGCGATGCGCTGGAGGGAGTCGCCGAAGGCGAGTTGCAGGGCGCTAGCCATAACGTGCCACCGTGGCAGAATGGCGCTGGGTCGACACGGAGGTATGGCTATGAGCTGGTGGAATGCGTTCAGCACTTGCTGGCCGCCGGGCCAAAGCGGCTGCGTGGTTTGGTGGGATGCCTGGGCCGCCGTCGGAACCATAGGTGCCACTGTGGCAGCGGTAGCGCTTGGGCTCGCACCTATGCTTGCGCGGCGTCACCATGCCAAGGCTGTCGCCCGCATTGCCAATATCCGGCTCGGAATCCAACTTCTTCATCTTGGGGCGAGCTGCGTGTTGGCACGGAATATCCGGACTGCCAGCGACCACAACGTGGCACGCATTAACGCTGAGCATTGCGACTCCAAGCCGTTCTCCGAGCTGGTCCCCTATTTCGATGTCATGCCTACAGATCTGACCGATGCGATCGGATACTGCATCGCTGATATCGAAACCATGCACTCGCTCTTCGCCAAAGTGAGATTCCGGGTTGCCGGATCCGGCGCTCCAACCACCAGCTTGTCCGGTCTTCTGGACGAAGTGGATGGGACCTTGTGGAAAGCGAGGCGAGCACTCAACGCCTACCTTGGGGCGCCGGAGAAAGACGTAACTAGGGAGATTGCGGCAATGGGTGCCAGTCTGCTGCATCTTGCGCAGGCAGCGGAGACCACTCCCGGTTGGGATGAGGACTTCGTTCGGACGAAGGTGCTTGGCCGCCGGCCCTGAGCCAGGCTCGAAAAGGTCGGACTGGCTATGCATTATGGGCCTCCTGCGGCAGCAGCTTCTGCTGCTGGGCGTATTCGATCACCGTCTGGCCGCTCGGCAGTAAAATGTGGGATAGGAACGCCGCTCCGAAGGTCAGCATGCCGATCCCGATGGCGGTCACCTGGCCCTTCACCCGTTCCCGCAGGATGGAGTAGACGGCCACGCCGCCGATCCGGAGCGCCTTGGCGTTGTGCTCGGATATACGCGCAGGCCGGCAAAGGCTTCATGCGCTCGGCCACGCAGAATTGGATCTTCATCGTGGATAGGGTCACCAAGTCCGTAGGGGACAGGATCAAATGTGCGACACGGAGATCTATGACGCCTTCGCCGGGCTGGTGGCCAGCTTCGCCGCGGTGGCCGGCCCGCCTTGCTCGTATCCGGGACTGGGGTTCAAGCCGCCGGGCACCGGCGCCTGGCTGGAGCTGCAGTGGTTCCCGAACCAGACGCAGAATACGGCCTGGCCAACGACGGCCCGGCCCTGATGCAGGGGTTCGGGCAGCTCTCGGCCTGCTACCGGCCGGGGCAGGGAGTCATGGTGGGCACCCGAATCACCGATCAGATAATCGCCGCGTTCGCCAAGGGCACCACGTTCGCCGGAACGCGGGTCAGCCGGAGGCCATGGACCTCCGCCCTGATCCAGGACCCGGAGCGGATCATGCACCCGGTGACCATCAGGTGGCAGGGGTTCGTGTCGGGGTAGAATCGGGCCATGAGCCCCAAGCCGCCCAACCTGCACCTGGTCCGAAGCGATGCGCCGCCCACTGAGGGCGAGCTGGTGGAGCTGCACGATGCCGTTGATCGGATGCGCCGCAATCAGCCTTTGCTAGAGGCCTTCAACCGCGAGCAGGCGCTTTTCGTCCGATCGGAGTTTCTGGCCTATTTTGAAGCTGGCTTCACGCGGCCGCAGGCGATGCAATTGGTGGCTGCAAAATTATCCCCAGGGAAGAGGTAGGCATGTTTAGTCACATCGACATTAGTCAGATCGAAATATCAACGTTGACATGGAGCGGTGTCAGCTTCTTCCTTGGCCTGATTCTTGGGCATCGTCTGAATCTGTGGCGAGAGAAGCGGAAAGAGTTCAATGATCTATCTGCTAAGGTCAAGGACTGGCGGCTGATGTCGGAGAACAGAGCCCTGCCGTTCCAGTCGTTGGATCCGCTTTTGAGGCGCGCTTTTCAGGAGCGCTTGTCTGGATCCAAGAGTGCTCGATTCGGCAGGGCCATAAGGGTGTTGGAAGAGGAGTTTCTATACATTAGGGATATTGGGAATGCCGGTTACGTGAATAACAGAACCAATGAAAAGGTTTCTGACGCGAAAGAAGATTTTCGGCGAATCACGAGATTAAAGTAGCAACAAGGGCCCGCCTACCAGCGGGCCTTTTCATTTGCTAACACCCCGCCCCGTGGCGGGGGTTTTTTTGCCCATCGCGAGGAGATAAAGCAATGCCCGAGGCAAAAACCAACAGTGGTTCCAAGCTCATCTGAGTCTTACCGCAGAACGAAGACCTCACCGTCACCGCGTTCGCCGCACTGACCTACATCCAGGTCAAGAAGATCGGCAACATCGGCGAGCGCGGCATCAACACCAATATCGTCACCTACGACACCTACGACACGCAGGTGTCCTTGAAGGGCAAGGGCATCACCAATGCCGGCGACCCGCAGGTCGAAATGGCCGAGGTCCTCAAGGATCCGGGCCAGGTCGCCATGCGCGCTGCCGGCGCACCGGACGTGCCCGACGCCTACGCCTTCAAGATCGAGCGTCCCAGCGGTGAGGTCGAGTACCTGCGCGGCCTGGTGGCTGGACCCAACACCCCCGGCGGCCGCAATGAGGATTTCGTCCTCAACACCTACACCCTGGCCCTGAACCAGGCGCCGATCACCGTAGCGGCCCCGTAAGGCCGTATCCGAACACCGGCGGGGTAGGACGCGCGCCTGAAAGGCTGCCTGATCCGACAGCTTCCCCGCCGGTTCCCCTTCGGATCGCACCAAGGATCACGACATGACCGACCTGAGCAACATCGTCGCCGCCGAGCGCGGCGTGGACATCAAGCACCCCAGCACCGGCGAGCCGGTGGGCCTGCGCCTGATCCTGCTGCCGGAAACCCACCCGAAGGTGCGGGAGGCGTCCCGCAAGGCGCTGAACGACCGCCTGCAGGGCAAGGGCAAGGTGACGGCCGAGAAGATCGAAGAGAACCGCCTGACGATGCTGGTGGCCAGCGTCGGTGGGTGGGAGTGGCAGCCCGCTGGTGGCGCTGGGGACAACATCTGATGGCGACTGGCATGAAGATGTGGAACCAGCCCTATGACGGGACGCTCAAGGTTGACTTGACCACGAGGCTCACGCGGCTACTGGGTTCGGTGCAGACCGGAAATCAGGATGGCTATGTGGATATCGCGAACCAGGCAACCACATTTTCTCCTTCATCATCTCCAACGACCCAGCGCGACCGACGCGCGGTATCCCCGTGGTCGGCACATCTGGTAACCGGCTGCCCTGGACGTTCATGGAATCCATCCGCACCCCGTGCACCCTCTAATACGGGCTCTGGTGATGGCGACGGGATTCAAAGTCTGGACGAATAACGGCAGCGTTAGCACCATCAACGAGGCTTATGAGAACCTCTCGCTTTACTCTTCCGGCACCAGGACGACCTCGGCGGGGGAAGCCTCGCTGGTCTATGGCCTGTACACCCTGACGTTCACGCTGCCCAGTGCGGCGATTCCACAGCTTGCTCTGCGAGCCCACGACCCTGCCAAGTACATCGGCATCGTCGGCTCTGCGGTCAGCGGCAATACGTACTCGTTCCTGATTCGGACACAGGGAGGCCCGGTCGCCTTCGATTGGTTCATCTTCACTATCCCGGCGCTCATCGCGCCCAGCGCAGTAGGTCTGAAGGTGTGGCGCCCAAGCGATGGTCGTCTCGTCTTTGATACGGGCGTGAAGTGGATGCGGGTAGCGGGGCAGTTGATCGGCAACTCAGCATCCACGCAGCTGGATCCGTCGAGTTCATACGCCGTCGCGATGTCGGTGTCTGCATCCTAAACGGGGTCTTCTCCAGTACGGACATGCAGGTCGGGGTGAGCCAGTCAAACCCGAACCCGCCGGCCGATATCGGATGCATCTCAAACGGTGTTGCCGCCTATCTGGCACTGGACATCACCGGGTGGTGATCGGCCGATCCTTGGTCCTGCCATCCTGGTAACGCACCACCTTGCCGAAGGCGATGTGCCCGCGTGACCGCTTGAACTCTTGGGCGGAGAAGCCGCGCACGCTGTCGGCATCGCTGGTGTGAGTGTGAAAGGTGACGCCGGTCGATGTGTGCGCGTCGACCGTATCCTTCAGGTCGATCTCGCACCGTTTCCAGGTATTGTCGGCTCGCAGTGCGATGCTGTATCGGCCACTGGCCTCTCCGATTACCCCGCAGATCGAAACGCGGCGCTCTTCAGTTACGGCCAATGCGCTGATACGAGCTGCGAAGCTGTCCATCGATTCGCCGGGATTGGAGACTTCCAAATAGAGCCGCGCCTGCTCCCGCTTTCGGCGAGCCTCATCTTCGCCTTCAAAGCGAGCATGTGCCGAGCCGTAGGCATCAGATCGGGGCGCCTGGCCTGCGGCTTCGAAGGCGAATTCTGAGCCCGCGCTGTGGCATAAAATGCGGTTAAACGGCAGGCAAACACGGTGCCCAGAGCTGCGCGCATAACCCTCTCCTTGTGTTGTATTTTGCACAACACCAGCGTATCGCCGAATGTCCCCTGCTGCCTGTGCGAGAACCCTTTGCGTTATCCGGCAACGAATGTCAGGCAATAGCCTCAAGCAGTTCAGGCCGGTTGTTGCGCGGCGTGTTTACTGCGCGGCTGACGCGATAGGCCTCTATCGCAGGTGGCTCGCTGGCCAGCAGCATCTCTATGGCGTCATGCGGTGATGCAGTCATTCATTCCCCCGTCTGGCCCGGATCCAGCCACACAGACATGAGGTCGTGAATGTCCGCACCGACGCTCGCTGGGTCGGTGCCAGGTTACAGTTGGCCGGCATGGACAGCAGGTCGCCTACCAGCTGGGGGAAGCGCAGCCTGGCAGCATCGGGGATCGGGGTTTGGACAAATCGTCCGTACATTGCGGGAGCGTGGCCCGGCCGGCAGTGCCCGGGGCGTTTAGGGACCGCCTGAACCGACACGGCGCGGTTGCCCGATGGTTTCAGCTGGGCAGAGCGGGCATCTTAGACCTGCCCGATCCGGGGCCGGAGGCGCCCGAGCAGCGCCGGCATCGGCAGAGGCAGGAGCTACGGCTTAGCTTGGCCCCACCGCCTCGCGTAAGGAAATGAACGTCTAGCCCTTGAGGAGGGGGGGGGGGGCTTTCTCAGCATGTGAGACTCGTGGCAGAATCAGTAAGCCTTCGCCCGGTGCATTCAGATGATCCGTCGCTTCGCTGCCGATGAGCTCGTGCAGTTTCAGTCAAACAACCTGAATTTATTCAGGAAGAGCCTCGTGACGAGCGTTGTGTGTGAATTCCGATTTCCAACTCTAATTGAGCTGGGGGATGCGAAGCCACCAGCTCGCTTTGTGAAGTCGCTGCGGAAGAAGTATCCCCATATCGAGACCGCGACCGATGTCAGCTTCGGTTTCGGCGGCTCGTCTGAGAGTTCTCATTCCCATATATTTCGTGCCCTTCGAGGTGGTTGGTCTGTGTCTCTAAAGCACAGTACGCTCACCATAGAGACGAGCACATATACAGGATATGAGGAGTTGCTTGAGCGTGCGCTAGAAGCCGTTCAGGCTGCTGAGCCCATCATTGACTCGGACTTTTGGACAAGAATCGGCCTTCGATATGTGAACAATTTGCCTGGTCGCTTTGATCCCATAGGCAACAAATGGGTCAACCCAGCGCTGACCGCTCAGATCGCCGAAGGAATTTTCCGAGGCGTCAACGAGTTTGCGACCCGTTTGTTGTTGAATGCCGAAGACGGTGGGTGTCTTTTGCAGACAAGCCTTAAGCGTAATCCAAAAAATGGCGAAGTTTTCGTCCCGCCGGATTTTATTGTGGATGTGGACTCGTTCAGGAACGAAGTTGCACTCAGCGACTCCAAAAGTACGCTCGATGCGATGCATGCGCAGGCCTTCAACTGCTTTGATTGGTCATTGGGCCACGCTGCGCGCGACCACCTTGCAGGTAATAACGGGGAACGGTGATGGATTACTACGCTCCAGTAGTGGATGTGACAGACCCGTTGTCGAGGCTGCCTGAGCCTTCGGTATGGGTTTCTAAAGGACATGAGGAGCAATCCGAGGGAGTTACTAGGTTCGCTGGTCTGATCACAGACAGTGTGCTTTCTAGTGGGCGAACTAAGGTGGTTGCCGTAAGTGGGACCGGCCCTACATCGCCCTTCAGTGCGAAATCGTGGTCTAGAGAAGAAGATACAACAACTTTCATAGGTGAGACGACGCCGGCTACACCCCAGTACCATGGTGCAGCTGAGCTGCGCGAAGCGATCGAGAGTACGGCATCGAGAAGGATCAAAATCCTTGCCGTTCAGTATGCTTCGGCACACCCATCTCAAGAAATCTTGGCGAGAATGGAAATTCTGGATGCTCGAATGAATAAGTATTCGCCAAGAGTGACGCGGGAAAGGGAGGAGCACTTGGATCGTTCAATGGTCGCATTGGCTGATGTTGCCGACGATCTTGACGAGATTGACCGCCTGCTAATGGGGTGATCAATGGGTGTTTTTCAGTACCCGAAGGGGTTCCATCGGAGACGGCTGCAGCCTTTCCCCTATAAGAATTACAAGTCCTTTAAGCGTATTCTTCAGCACGAGTTTGTCCGTGTCTGCGTCTATTGCCGCGCGCCTGATTCTGTGTCGCCAGGCGAGTATTATTCGTTCGCCGTTGACCATTACCGGCCCAAAGTATTTCCCAGGTTCAAAGGGCTGGAGAGGGACTACGGTAATCTCTATTACTGTTGCGGCCCGTGCAATTCTCGTAAGAACGACTATTGGCCCGCAGATGAGCGCCTGGGGCCTTTTGTGGTCAATCCTTGCGATCACGACATGGCGGCTCATCTTCGGTTGAATGCAGCGACATTCGAATACGAGTCCCGGACGTCTAATGGCGCACATATGATTCGGTTGCTGCAGTTGAATGAGCCGGACATTGTCGACTACAGGAGGCGTGTCGTCGAAACTATTGAAATGGCTAATCTTCGTCGTATTGAGTTGGACAAGAAGCTGCTGGCGGCGCAGCGGAAGTTCAGCAAGGGCTTGCTCTCAGCTACTGACCTGGATAGGGTTGAACAGCTGGTTTCTAAGGGCATAAATACGGTGTTGGAGATTATTCGATGCCATGACGGCACTAAGCCTGCGCGTCCGTTGCCTAGGACGGTGAGGTAACTTCATCGTAGTGTCAGGCTATGCATGAACTGCCACAAGATGTTGAAGACCAAGAGAGGCAGGGTGGCCAGCATCGCGCAGCGCAAGCGCTATGCCTAGCGCCTGTGCTCGGGCTCTAACCAGAGCTGCGGGAGGCGGTAGGTTGGCTAGTTGACGGTGCGCCCACCGAACTGCCGCCGCCGATGCCCGGATTGCCGCCCAGCCGGAGCAACTGCGGCAGGCTCGCCGCTTGGCATAGGCAGGAGCAAGGGAGTTGGGAGCGGGTAAAAGAAGCTCTGGAGCCGCGCAAGCGAACGCCAATGACCAGGCCTAGGGCGAAGGACGCGATGCATGCACGGGTGGGGCGGGGCTGCGGGATCTAAGGCGTTGGGCGTGACCCTCAACCCGTTCGCAGTTGCACCACACTCCCGTCGCGTAGGCTGTCCAGATGGCCGGCCCATACCTGCATCATGCTTACCCGCTCCTGCAGGTGGGATGTGCGGTTGTAGGCACGGCCATTTGGATCCTCGACCGCGTGCGCGAGCCAGTGCTTGATGATGTCCGGGCGGTAGCCCAGCACCTCATCCAGCAGCGTGCGCGCGGTAGGTCGGAAGCCGTGTCCGGTGACCGTGTCTTTGTCGAAGCCCATGCTGCGGAGGGTGGCCAGCACTGCCGCTTCCGACATGGGGCGTGCATCCGTTCGAAGGCCCGGGAATACATGGGTGCCGGCGTAGTCGGTAGGAAAGGTGGCCTTCAGCGCCTGCAGCACTGCGACGGCCTGGCGCGCTAGCGTCACGATGTGAGGCTGCCGTATCTTCATCATGCCGGCCGGGATGCTCCATATGCCCACCTCTAGATCGATTTCCGCCCATTCCGCCGCGCGTAGCTCGCCGGGTCTGACGAAGGCCTGCAGCGTGGCGCTCACGACCGGTGTGTCCTGGTAGGCTAAAAGGGGCGCGCAGCAGGCCACCCAGCTGCACAGGATCCACCACCCATGGCGTGGTTCTTCTCCGGAGCCGGCACTGGCGCCCCTCGCATGTCAGCGTCAGGGTGTTCCGCTCCGCACGGTCCGTGGCCACGGCATGCCGCATGACCCGCCCACACTTCTGCATAACCCTGTGAGCGGACTCGATCGCCTTTCGTTCCTCCATCCTGCGGGCGATGGCAAGGAAGTCCGAAGCCTTCAGCTCCACCGCACGGCGCACGCTGATCGCGGAGAAGACGTGATTCTCAAACTAGGCCTCGACCCTCTTCTGGTAGCCCGGCACCCAAGGCCGGCCCTGTAGCCATTCTCGGGCGATGGTCTCGAGGCAGTCATCGGGCGCGCCTGATGGGGAGGCGGTAGCGGCCTTCCCATCAGGCCCGGGTCGACGCCGCGACGCAGCCGCCGCCGAACGTCCTCGCGGGCGGCGCGGGCCACGGCCAAGGTCACGTCCGGATAGGGGCCCAGCGTCAGCTCTTGGCCCCGGGAGTGCTGATGAGGAGATAAAGTCCGCCGCCGTCAGCCAGCTTCTGCGGCTTATCGGACGGCTTGGCGCGACGGATCGCGACGTCGGTCAGGGGCAT